GTGCAATACAGATTAATATAATAAAATTAGAGTAATATATAGTACTAAACTAGTTTCTTGAGAGTTTCATCGTCTTTTCGACTTGGTAGGCTTGCGCCGCGTGATTGACTCTCATTTTTTAGGCACTACTGGATCTGACTGTTGTTCCAGGAACCATAGTGCTTGTTTGCAAACGGTTAGGTTGAGAATTAGTATTCCATTCGTGGGCCGTGGACAAACCTGCCCAGTCCTCTCTTCCGCCGGTACCCCAGGTATCTACGGGGGATTTGGAACCTACGAACATACCATTACTAGTATTGTTCGCAACTCCAGCAGAAGTCAAACCCAGCCTTACTAAAGAATTCTTTTGTTGTTCTTTCGTTAGGGCCAATTGATTCTGACCTTGTAGTCTAATCTTGTCCAATTCATTTCCCCATGCACCTTCAGCCATAGAACGCTTATTTTTATAGTCATTCATTGAATTTGCCCAACCGGATATTCCATTAAACAGCCCTGCTGCTGCATTAGCAGCAAAGAAAGCGCTCTCATTAATTTTAAGGTATTTCATTCCCGTAGACATCGCCAGAGTCGTATTAACAATAGAAGAATAAAAACTAATATCAGTTGGTATGAGGGAGTCTAAGGATGTAATAGGCTGGATATTTGATATATGATACTGATCCAGGGTTAAGGACGGGGAAACAACCTGCTCGACACTAGAATTAACCACAAAACCCTCTCCCAATGAATAGCCTGCACGCAAAATAACACCGGACCCGGACGAAATATTAAAGCTGAGATATAAAGAATTAGCTCTCCTACAAAAGTCTGAAAAGTATTTTTGTAAATTGTAACTCAATTTTGAAGAAATTGGGTAAATAGTCACAAGTCCTGTATTAGTTACGATCTGATTGTTGCCAATAAAATCAAAGTACCGCAATCCTGAGCCTAACAGGGTTGTATCACCAGTATAACCACCAACAATAAAAGATAGTCCAGTGGAGGCTGTAAGTTCTGAAATTTTGTAATCAAAGTAGCGATATAAATCACCTGTGCCAGCGTTCTTTCCGACACAAGCATGAATACCGAGATTGACCGAAGTAGATCCACCAGATACTGCGTTTGTACAAAGCAAGCTAGAGGCAGTAATATTAGCTGTTGGTCCAGTAGCTGTCGATATCTGGACGCGTTGTGTAGTTAGTCCTATAGGCAGGGTAACAGTGTCAGAAACCACGCCAAATTGGTTACGAGTTTTAAGAGAAGAAAATTCTACAGGATCTGCATCAGCGAATCCGCTATTAATATCTTCTACAGTAATATTACCAAGTGCATCAGGCATTCGATTGGCCAAAGATTTAGTAGATTGACCCACACCATTATAAATAATGGAACCTGTTGTTTTGGAAATGGCACCTGATCTACCCCAAATATTAACAGTGGCACCACCTACCCATGCAGCATCTGTATCAAAACCGCAATTAGCGCGGCAAACAACCTCGGGCTTACTAGACAATCCTTCAATGGAAATAAAGTGGGAGGAGTTAAGCTCTAGAGGAACAGGTCGGGTGCCAGAACCTATAAACATTGAAGGTGTATCATCTGCAAAAAGGCTGAGTGGAAAATTTGGAGTAAGTGCTAAAGAGCCCGGAATTCCACTAGAAAAAGTGCCTGATGTTAGCTCGTCAGGGGTAACTGGATCAAAGAAATAGCAACGAGCGCCGAATCTCACTAATTTTTTCCATGCTACTGAATAGGTGTCGGCTGTACCATACATGTTATTGAGTGGGGAATACATCATCACCACTATTCCAGGAATTGGATTGGTATCAGTAGTATCATTTAATTTACGATAGAATTTATCTTGACGAGCGTCACCAACACTCAGCCTTATGGTTTTAGTTCCATTTACATCTATAAATTTGTAAGATGTTGACATTAGCTCCTGAATGGTATACGTTGTCTTCGAAATATCCCTTACCCATCCAACGAGCAAGACTCCAGCAACATTCATTGCTCCTACCATCATCAACATCGCCTCATTGTGAAATTGTGCACTCTTGTGCAAAGTTGCGTACTGGTTATGTAGAGTAGTTAGGCCTAGAGGGGAGGCAGATAATTTTGTTATAACCGTACCGGAATTTGTGTTTGAAGAAATTATACCCTCTTCGGCATGAATAAGTTGATTCCACAGGTATTCTTCTAAAGTAAATCCCCTGCCACTAAGTAATGGCATGTCTGCAGGGGCTGCTTCCACATTAAATTCTATCATGTCGGAAAAAGGAGTGGAGGAGGAAGCAATTTCTCCAGCTCCGGCTTTATTAATGCTAGGTTCTGCAGGAGTTTGAGATGGCAAATTTTGAACGGGATTAGGCTGAGGAACGTTTTCTGCGGTACTGGTTGAGCTATGCGTAGGAGCGGCAGGCGCTTCGAAAGAAGTCGTGGTACGCGTATCTGACTCATTGGTATTAGCTCGGTATATTGCTTGAACACGGAAAAACTGTGCTCCATCAGAAATTAATCTGATCTTCCTTAGCGTAAAACCTGCAACCTGAATTTTCTGAAACATGGCCTTCAGTGTTGATAAATCTTCAGGGGAGTAAACCCCACAATCAACAGACGCCGAATAAGTCAAAGCATGATCTTCCTCAAAATTAAACATACAGCCTTTCTCTACATACCCAACAGGAAGAACAGCCACCAATGCAGTTCTAAAAACATCCAATTTGCTGGGATCTGGCCAAACTGAATCTGCAATAATATTTGGAATACAACCGAACAATTCGGCAAAAAGTGTGGAGCCTCCTTCATTGAATGCATTTTGATGGTAAAATTGGTACAGTGTTACTCTGTTGCCTAGGATCTTCTCGACTAACTCTCTGACAATAGTCCATGAGTGGCCATTTAGACCACATTCCAGCTTTGGTAAACAAAACTGTTCGGTGGGAAAATCGCGCGCAACCTGCTTCAATGCGGTTACCATATGAAGCAAAGAATCGCGGTATTGATGGCTAGAATTAGGTTTTGTTATTAAATGTATTACCCTGCGTGGTTCTTCAGTAAAAACATAAGAACCTAATTGTTTATTATCTTTCTCGATCTTAGTGCGAACGGTTCTTCTCAAAGCAGGGTATTCTTTGTGAAGTTGTAGAGCAAAACCGGCTCCCATATTCCCATCCTTAGCTATAGAGTGTATCAGTATAGCTTCCGCTGGAGCTTCCAAAAGGTTCTTCTTTATTACACGCATTTCGTTAATGTTATCTAGAGCTTTGGATGCAAGTATATATTTTCCAACTTTCTTGTTAGGAGCTTCGTGAAGATAGTTATACTTCTTTCCGTTTAAGGAAAATGAGAGTTGAGCAATTTTCCCGTTAAAATCAAAGCTTAAATCCTCTATAACACGATTTTGTTGAAGACGGTATATAAAAGATACACAATCTAAGAAATTACTATTTGTTTGGTTCACACACGAATCAAAATTGACCCATTGTTTTACGGGGTCGAACTCTGTCTCCACTCCCAGGCTAGTAAAATATGCTATCCTGTGATAATATTCCTGGGGCATTGCTATAATGGATGCTTTGGGGTACATTTTCTTGTATTCCAGGACTACACTTAGCACTTCCCTAAATAACCTACCATGGTAGAAAGCAGCTTCATAGAGCGCTATTTCCAACTGTACCCCGAGTTGTTCCAAACCGGTATCGACTCGCTGCCAGTGAATTAGTCCGGAAATTGATTCATTTTTCAGTCTACCAAAATAGTACGGTTTAGCGTTAGGAATCGGAACAGCTGTAAAAGTTCGACTAATGAAACTCAAATCCAAGAAATCCTTGACCTTATACATATTACCGTCCTTGTCGGCAGTATCAAGGACACAGCCCCACATCTCGAGTTGTTCTTTTGCCAAAATCTCAAGATTAAAAATCTCTACATCAGGTGATGGAACTGCAACAATCAAATCATCACCATACATTCTATAAAAATAGCGCTCTCTGAAAGAAATGTAGGAAGAAGGTTTAGAATTCCTTACCATAACTCGCCTCCACGCGGAATACAATTTAATCAAATTAATACAAGAGTTAACTACAGCGGTGCCAAAGCCGCCAGAATCCAAACCCTTCCATTTGCGATAAAGGGTTGTTCCGCTTGCGTGGAAAGAAAAACACAAGCAATGAATGGCGATCTTTATTAAATTTTGTTCTTTTGCAGTTATGTCGGGCTTAACTGCTGCCAAGGCCTTTATAAAACATTTTTCTAAAATTTCAAAAGCAAGAGGGTTTGCACGCTTGTCCCAACGCGAATAATCACCAGCAAAACCCATTCTGCCACGGGCAATAAATTGTTCAGCCCATTCGTTAAAGCAAACTTCTGCACTAGAACCCACAGCGCAAAAACAGTCGCGCTTTGCAAATGCTGCATACACGGTACCCAACACTCTCCTTTCGAAAATAACCTGCCTAGTGTCTGCAATTGTAAAAATTCTACCCTTGTGGTACTTATGATTTGGTAACTTTTCATCTTTCAGACAGTTTTTATATATCCAGATAGGTAAGGAACCCTCCTGGGCGCCTTTAAAATCAGCAGCCACGCATTTTTGAAGAAAACTTGCTGCATCGGTACGGTTATGGAAGGAACGAATACCCGTTTTGTAATCCAAATCAATTAACTCAGATTTTTCTGAAATATTAAACTGAGTATTAAAAATATAGCCTGGAGAGGTATTCAGTATCATGGGTTCCAGATGCCCATATGCATTAATAGCTTGTTCAGGAGAAAGAATTACAAAATCTTCAAACATCGGAATAAATTCTGAAAATAATTCGTCAACAATTATTGCTTGTTCCTCGGTTGAGATGTTCAAAGGAATGTCATCATCCCACAACAATTCTTGAGTGACCAGAGCACTAGGGACATTAAAGCGATCAACAGCTAACATTGACCGCAAACTATCAGGAACTTTAGCTGGATTAGGCTCAAATGGTCGCTTTGTATTAGGGAAGTCAGTACAATTAGAAACAAGTGAAGGCATAAAAGCACTAGATTTGCTCGTTGGAACTGCTTTTATAGGACCAAGAATCTCGAGCCACTTGTATTGTTTATCAGGCATATTACACAGAGATTTGTCTTGAGACTTTACTCTATTTAGGAGTTTTTTTGTTGCGAAATCTGTAGTATATTTCAACTCTACGGCCTGGTTCACATTACTCTTGAGCTTAGCTTTCTCCAATATTGCAAATTCCTGTTCTAAATAACCTTTAGTAATTATTTGACAGACGCCTTGTGCACCTGTATATCCTGTAATTTTCCCAATATGGAAACCGAGTATTTTATCGGCTTTGCCCGCCTTTCCTTGTACAAAATATGGTAATCCACAACAACCGGGTGTTGAAACTTCGGAATTGGTGTAAAAATTACAAACAGCATAGGAATGGACATCCTTGGAAATATCAAAAGAAATAGTCTCACGCCATTCCGGTAACATATTGACAGTAAAGAAATTGTCAACAATTTTGCCTTGCACTTGAGTAGGTAAATAAAAAGCCCCGTAAAGAGAATCACCAATTTTATCCTCATCTATAAATTTGTCCAGAATATTTTTAAAAGCAGGAAAAGAGGGATCACGAATCTCAGCAATAACGTAATCATACTTGGGGTTGGAAAAAACCACATTGGCCGAATAAAATATTGGGATGTTAGTTTTAAAAGCTCTAGAATCAGCCACCCACAATCTAGCCATGTTTCCCTCGTACAAAGTTCCAACACAGACATGTCTAGGTACTACCAAGTATCTATCTTTTATACCAATACCATACAAGGAAGGCAAGCGCGCATGGAGAGTTGTGAGTTCTCCTCTTTGGCCCTCCAAACCAACAGTTGATATATAAACTAAGTTACTCGAAAAACTGCCAAAATAGTCTGGCCGTAAAGACAAAGAAGAATGAGGGATCAAACTTGGGTCGGGAGATAAAGATTCATTGATATAAGGTTCCCCGTACACGTAAGTCTCGGTAACATCCACAACATCCTCAGTGTAAAATTCACCAATCTTTCTACCTTTGTTGGCATAGGTAACATACTCTCCCAAAGTATCGTATTCTGCTTCGATATTTCCATCTTCATCTGTGTAAACAACCTTACGACCAACTTTGAATGCTTTCGCGGATTTACTAAATCGTTGTTTCAAACCGCCCCGCCCATTTTTACTTTTTCCTTTAGCTTCGTTGAGAGTTTGATATTGGGCAAGTGCTTTTATTCTAACTTCTTCGGGGAGTGCAAGAAATGAATCAACCACAGTCTTGGTGTCTTGTTTAATACCGAGCTCTTTCAAAGACTTCATATAATCCAATTGTACTAACAATTCAACTGCTTCTTTCCGAGTATTGTCAAGGCCCGATGACTTAGGGCTAAACAAACGCCACAATGATAATAAAACCCCCAGAGAAGAGATTCCAAGTGCAAATATAATAACTATATGTACAAAAGGAGTTGCACGGAACCAATTCAAAATTTTTGTAACAGTTTGGGCCAAAACAACTTTGCACTTCTTATACTCACGATTAATTTTGTGTTTAAATAAGGCAGAAGCCACAGCGGTGTTCCTTGTATCATTCAAATACTCTCTCACGAAATCGATAGTCTCTCGGGGAAAAGAGGAGAACTTATCAAAAAATTTTGGAGTTCCATCTAAATCAGCAAATTGGAAAATATCAAACTCCCATATTTCGTCTGCAAATTCAATGTTCATAAAAGGATAGGCGATGCGAACAATTGCAGGGGGTTCCATTTCGGTGCTTGAGGCAATATAACAAGTCCTATCTTTTACTAAGATGTCAGGCAATTTATCAAGCTTAACTAAAATGTTTACCGAAGGAGAAATTGGGGAAAGTGCTGTAAAGAAAAATTGTGCCATGGAAAGTAAGCTGGCTTCAGAATATTCCAACTTATGTTTAGGAATCAAGCTACTAGGGTCTATATTACTTGTAGCATCTAATAGTTTCTGAGAAACAGCAATTGAATTCCCATTCTTAGTAGTCCCTGAAATCATTTTCAAAACAGAGGGAAGGGACTGTAGATCTTCCACAATCGTATTATTCCCGGTTATTCTTATATCTGGAGTACACGGGGGAAGTGAAGCCACTCGCTGTACGGCAAATTCGCCAAAGGATTTCCTGTAAGAGCCAACTATGCCGAAAAGGACATCTTCGATTTCACAAATAGAACGAGGTGGATTTCCACGGTAGGAAAAATTGCCTGAGTCCAATTCAAATTCATGGCCGTTCTGAAAGGTTATAGAGTTCCTCATCTTGACATTACCGAAATAGCCCATCCTACGGACCATACCCTCATTCCTAAAAATACTTTTCCTATATGTAGTACATAGGGTACCCGTCATGACACTATTAACAAACGCTCTTGAGAGCAAAAATTTATTACGCTTAGGTAGTTCCAAATTTGTTGTCAAAATAATAATACAACCACTGGGGGCGTTGTTATACAAATCCATATACCAACTCTCGGCCTCGGGTGATAATTTGCCATCATCGTTGACTAATAATTGGTCTTCTACTGTAATTAGAGTAGGTGACATTAATTCAAATTTACCAAAGGCTACTCCGCACTGAGCCCTCTTGTATGGCATACAATAAGTAGCACTCAACCTATTTAAAAGATTTTCTAAGGAAGTTGATTTAAACGATCCTGGAGGACCCTGCAGCTGAATGACACAGTGGTTGTTAGAAGCGGCCTGATTAGTGTGCTTATGTAATCTAGATTGGTACTTTGCGGCATGAGTTTTCTCTTGCATAATGCAATATTGCAGAACCTCTTTATAGGTAATAGAGTGTCTAACAGGAACCACTTTCTCCAATGTAGAATCCCATTCGCCCATAGTCATAGTCAAGTGCGCAAAGTCGGGAAGTCTCACTCGTTTGTCTCGGTGTACAGCCTCCTGCCCAGGGACATTATACTCACAATGTATATACACACCCCTACCCATATAAGCGTTAATACCTGCTTGCATGTACGGTAAACCGTGAAAAACATCAGCAGGGGCAGGATTGCCACTCTCAAAATGATAGACGTGGGCAGCTGGGTCATCCTTGGAGAAGGCAGATTGAATATAACATGGGGTTTCGGATAACAAAAGAGTACGATTCTTTACAGAGTAGTCTTCTTGGAAGTTCTTTAATTTGTACATTTCGTCTCGCCAATAAATAGGTTCCTGTCTATATTGTGGCATATATTTGTCGTCCTGAATATGGTAAACACTGCCGGTATTCCAACTATGATGGGACATAAGGTCTTGATTTAATTGTTTAATAAGTTCTGATTTACCAACTCCTTCTTTTCCATGGAAATATATACCAACAGGCAATTGTCTATCTGACAATTTAAAATAGCGCTGTTTAATTTCTTGCAATCGTTGACGTGATGCAGTAATGGCGCCAATAAGTAACTGTCGAGTATTTTTGACATTCTCTCCTTGAACTTTCATGGAATGTTCGGCTTCATTGATAGCCTTCTCGAATAGTCCTATTTTGGTGGGAGAGACAAAAAAAGAAAAGATTGGTTGCTCGAGAAAACTGTTCAGTTGTTTGGATCTGGTCAAGTTATCATCATTCATCTTTGCAGTGGGAGTAGACATTCCAAAAACATTTTCTGCCAACCAATTCTGCATAGTATCGAGTGAGGCAACAGTCTTCGGCAAACCAGAAAGGGTCTTTGTCATCCTATCAAAAAGAGTCGTCATATCAAAGAGGTCCAAAGCTTTGTGTAATCCATAACCCAATCCTATTGTAACTACCCAAGCCATAACCTTTTTGAATATCTCTGGAAATTCACATTCGAACAGTGCATGATTAATTGAAATTGGATCTGAATACATACCGCCAAAGAAATGAGAGCCTACAGGACCGGAGGTACAATAAAAGACTGTTCGCCATGGAAATTTAGGATTATGTTGATATTCTTCAATAACTTGGTGTTCTAAGTTCAAACGCCAGTGGTATGGTTTCGGGAGATTGGATTCACTAGAAGAGCAGCTAATCAATCTAACATTCAATTCCTCCTCCTCAGCGATAGAAATCAATTCTTCCGGCGTTACGCCTATAAAATCATCGGCATGAATAGGGTATCCTCTCGCTCGGAACTCGTAGATCAAGTCAGTCGGGGTATGGTCAACGTACTTAAGTGGTAGGCCCAAGGCGATAAACCAACACATATTCTTTAAGGAGAGATACTGCGTTTTGTATGGAGAAGGAAACAAAATTTTATCAGAATGTTCGATTAGCTTATAGCGGTCAAAATCTGCTAATAAACAAGTCTCGGTTAACAAGAGAGGATCAGCAGAAACTTTGTCCCTCAAATTTGGAATAATTTCGATAGGTGTATAAGGTGTATTAATTGTCAAAGGACCGTTAGTTGACTCCCATTCACGAAGATAAATTACACGGTCAAAAGTCGACACTTCGCCGAGGGCCAAAAGAAACTCTTCCTGCAAATTGGCTTCAATAAGGGCTTGTATGTTGTTATTCGTAGTATCCCCTGGGGTAACAGGGGTATCTACAACAGATGAAACAAATTCAGAACTATGAGTCTCTAAGTACTCCCCGACCTTGTTGACTAGGTCTTCGGGGATATTAAATAAATTAATAAGTAGCGTCACGACTGAAGAAGCCAGGGAAATGCCATGTAGTAACTTCGTATTTGATTTGTGTAGGCCAATAATTGAAGTTATTATTGAAACAATTGCAGCAACAATGGTAGTAATCTTTGTTGTGTATTTAGACCCTAGATAAGATAGGGCTAATTGCTTAATCTGTTTCAATACGTCAGAAGAAACCCCTTCGTTAGTATTTGGGACAAAGGAAATACGTATATTTTCAAATTCCAAATTGACAGGAATGCCAGAGTTAAAAGTACGCCGGCAAGCTAATCTCAAAGATTGAGAAGCATGACGGTACAAAATTTTGTATGGATCCACATTATAAATTAATTTATTTGAAGTATACAGGGGTTTCTGTATACGCTGTCCCATAATTTTGAAATTTTGCTTAGGAAGTTTCCTAAAAAATTTTAAGTAAGATTGGGATCCAGTTAAAATTGTAAGATGTTTACATACATCATTACAACGTTCTATAGCTTGAAGAGCTATAGTATTCAGAGGTTGTTTGGGAAATTTCAATTTCTCAACTCGCGCGTTAGCACGAGTCCTCCTGAGGGCGTTAGCCCCCAACACTGGGTCGTTAGACCCAGCCACTGGCACGTTAGTGCCAGCAATTTTTCCGCTCTTAACGGATTCGATCGAATTCAGCATTAAACTTTTT